GGGCCAGTATCACCACGCTTATGCCAAAGGCTAGAGTCCAGCACACCGTAAGAAATATTACCATCGCCTTCTTCAGCCTCCATAACCATATACGCCAACTCCTTCGCTGTTACTTTAGTTACATACAACTCTCGGTACACGATTAAAGTATCGGTAGAGGGGTCTACTGTGAACCAGAGAACCCCAGTGTAAGATGAGTAACCATAGTCGCATGCTCTAAACTTTCTCCATGAATTAGGCACATCAAATGAAGTAACAACGTGCCTGTCTCTTCTAAATTCCCCGAACGCAGCACCTTCTGCTATGTCCCAAGAACCTTCTAATAACTGTTTTCTCTGCACCTCGGGCAAAGAAAGAAGCATTGCTTCGTAGTCGCCAGCTTCAGATAAGTAGGGATTATCTGCTAGTCTCGCTGGGATAAATCTTCTTTTGAAAAGAGATTCCCCTGCCCTACTGTGTTTATCAGGGTATCGTAGTACCTTACCCGTCGAGATATCTGTCGCTGCAAACGACTGATTGGGTATAGAAGGGTCAATAAACATCTTCTTAACCCATAAATGACCAGGACCTCCAGGATTCGTTGTAGCTCGCATATAAACAGGTAAAGTCGGGTCTGCAGTCCTAAGACGCGAGCGTAGATAATCCCAAGCATACGGTGTACTGTATTGCGTAAGCTCGTCCACCCCAATATAAGTAAAAGCTTGACCTTGGTAACGTAAAACATCCTTATCCTGCTCTAAGTATGTCATCCAAATTCTGGCACCAGATGGAAACGTCCACTGACTCTTTTTCTCCATCCATCTTGCACCAGGAAAAGCCTTGGGGTATATTTCCTGACTTTTATGTATTAGTTCTCTTAGTTCGTCATTCGTACGCCTTAAAATCAGGGCATTAAAATTACTATTCGTACAATATCGCAGTGGGTCTACTATAAGGGCAAAGCTCTTTCCGCCCCCTGCGGCTCCTCCATATAATACTTCTCGTTCTGGAGCAGCTAAAAAATCCGTCTGCGGTCCTTTATTAGGTTCAAAAAGAATACTAGGCTGTTCTTTCTGAACAGAGGGTTCCTCATAATTAGGATTTACCTCTTCATAATCAATATGTTCTTCTTCATCTTTCTCAAGCTTGGCAATCTTTTTTTGCGCATGTACAAGACTTAACTTAGCAGACTTGTGCGATTTCCTAGCTTTGAGTAATTCGCGTTCTTCAAGCGTGAGCGGTTTGCGTGGTGACGTTACCTTGCGCTTCCGCCTTGGCTTCATAGCGTTTTTGTTTAACATATCTTCGTTTATCAGCCTTGTCTGTTCTTACACGTTTCCAAAGTCCCATACCTGTAATTCTTCTACCAGTATACTCGCTTAACCAACGTGCCACCTCCTCATAGGAAGACTCCCTTAAATATTCAGTAGCTGTGTATAGTGCCTCTAGTTGCTCCTCAATAGGAATAAGCAAATAAGGGTCGTAATCACTAGTCTTAAATCCCCATGGCACTTTCGGGCCACTCATCCTATCGTATCTATTGGTGGGGTTCAATTTTTTCGCTATCGTCATTCTTCTTTTCCGGCAATATAAATAATCCAATAGGCTTGTCAGAAGAAACACTCAGTTTCTCTACTTTAGACAGACCTACTCGGTCTAATACTTGTTGTGCTGCACTTAGTACTTCTCTATTGCCCATAGCAGTTGGGTCATCTAGTACCCCCACCATAGACATTACAGCTTTAGGTGCATTAGCTGCCATCTCTAACTCTGCACGTTCTATAATCTCAGAACGCAACGATTGCACAATTACATGTGAATTTGTACTAGGAGCATACCCAGCAATCCGCATTGCTTTCGCATAGCTACCTTTAGCTTCACCAAACAATGCATTTAGAAATTTTTCTTGTAAATCAGTTAGTTCTTTAGGCATTTCTTACCTTCTTTCCTGCACTTTTAGTTCTGGCAAAAGAACGATTTTTACTTTTACTTTTTACAGATAACCTAGAATTATTCATAGGATTTCCGGTTGAATGGTGAACGTCTTTGCCATCTCCTTTATGAACCAGCCCCTTTTTGGCCATAATAGCCCTAGCTTTATTTCGGCTAGACCTGCGCTTTATCTGATTGGGCTTTCCTTGGTAATTATCATATTCCTTACGGTAATTTCTTTTATACGCCATATTAGCCTATTCCTGTGTAATATTCTTGAATAGAAACCACTACATGTAGCCTATTGGCAGTAGCAGCTTGAAATTTGAGTATCTCCTGTGCTTTTAGTACTAAGTCCCTAGATAACAACTCCGAAGTTCCGTTAGAAGATATAGACTTAGTCTTAAACAAACTAAACGTAGCTGGACTTGATGCGGCGTCAGTAATAGAAACTGTAATCGTATCCGCGTTCCCAGAATCCTCAGACACTATAATTGATTTAATTACAGCGTATGTCTTAGCAGGTACAGTATACACTGTGGTTAGAGTGGTACCAGTTAAGTCGGCTTTCGCATTTGTGTACAGAGAAGCTGTCACGATTTCTTCTTTATCTTAGCCGCGCCCCGTTTTAATTTAGCCGCCATATATGAAGTAGGCATACTACTTGCTTCAGCGCTTCCTGCTGTATTTGTAGGTAAAGCAGTTATATGTGACTTACCAACTAAATTTCCCTGGGGAGTTCCTATGCCAGCCAATCCGCCAGCACTCATACGTCTATGCATTTTCTTCTTCATATATCAGTGCCCTTTTCTTTCTTAACTTTTTCAGGTAGTATCTGACAGGCAGGCTTTGCCTGGTATATTGCAGGGTCTTTTAATAAAAACGCTGCCTTTGCTTCGACTTCCTTAAAACATTGTTCTTTAGTGTGTAGCAACTCAAGTCCTGTTATAATATTACAGGATTCTACATACGGCGCTGAGCACAACAATATTATAGGCAACCACATTACATCAGCTCAAAATGGGGACCATCAATAAAAGGTCTACGATTTTGTTTACGTCTCTCATCAACATAATGGTTCATTGCGGCTTCCATTGTGCCTTCCCATTCTCTGATATCCCCTACACTCCAAGCAGCGCCCCATTTTATGGCTACGCCTTCTTGAATTGCGGCTTCTTTCATAGCATCTGCTATATCATCGTAAAACGAAATTTCCCATGATGCCCTGCCGTTAAGATACGCCATTAAATCGACGGCATCCCCAGTGAGGTGCTTCGAGTTCATGGTCTGGCTTGCGCCGCTATCGTAAAGGGCTTTCTGCTCATCCTGTGTTCTCATGCCACAGATTACACCAAAATCAACTTTACTAACTTTAATGGCTTTACAAACTACGCTGTGCAATTCGTTTTTTACGCCATCTAATCTGCCTAAGCTTCTTTGAGATAACATAAAGCTCATGTCGTTCTTTCCTTTCTCTAGCCCACTTATTGTGGTACTTAAATCTAGTTACGGGGAATCTCCGCTCCCCTAGATACCTCTCCTTATATCGTATGTGTACCGGTTTATTTCCTATTCCTCGCACCAAAAAATTTACTGACAGACCGTATCCCAAACGATGCGGCCACTATCGCTCCCAAAGAAATTTGATACCAATCAGGCATCTGCTGCAGTGCGATAAACCCATCAGTTACGACCTGTCGTCCCCACGAACCGCAGAATGAAAGAATTAAAGGTATTGAAAATAAAACTGTGAGCCATTCGTCTTTCCACGAACTTTGTGTAGCTCTTATAGCGGCCAATTCCCAGTCAATCTCACCTGTAGCCTCTTTCATACGAATCTGTGCTTCGGCTTTCTGTACAGCAGTCTTGCCATCTATCCAAGATGTTGCAAGGCCACCAACAGAGCCTAGTAATGAAGATATTGCATTAAATCCTAGCATTATTTATTTTTTAGTCTTACTAATTATCCTATTTATTGTCTTTATATCCTGGTCTGACATTCTAACGTCATTTTTTAATGAATTTAAAAGAGTTTTTAAGCTTGGGGTACTACGTTTCCAAAGTGAATCCTTTTTTACTGCTTTTATATCCTGGTCTGATATTCTAGGGTCATCCATCAGGGGTTTTGCACCTTTAAGCAGTTTGTCCTTTGCTCGATGAGCAGCGGCAGTCTTCCCTATAGTCCGACCAGTTTTAGCAGTCATGCCTTTTTTCTTAGCTGCAGCTTTTGCCGCCGCTTTTCCTTTAGCAGTGTATGGATAGTGTTTATTTCCAACTCTAGGCATTTATTTCTCCTTCGCGCATTGTTTGGCTTCTTTGCACTCATTAGGAGTGCTACAGGTGGCACCGCAGGGTATTTGTCCCCTGTCAGTAAATTGGCCCATTAATTCAATCCTGTATACATGCAGCCACTAACCATAAAGGCAATGTATATACAAAGCCCAATGATAATCAGCTTACCATAATCTAAATCCCACGCAGTACCTTCACCACGCTCATTAAAAAAATTAATTATTCGTCCCCACATTTATGCCCCTCTCCATCTAAAATCTCTTTAAAACATCTTGGGCATATAGTCATTTTTTGCCCATTCTGTTAAATAATCCACCGCTACGTTTACGGTAATCCACGCTTATGCCACCAGCTCTTTTTTTACTAATTCTAGCTTTATGTAAAGCATCAATGCGTTGTAATAGAGCACTTGAAATTGCTTCATTTCTATGTATTTCGTCTGGGTCTATCCCAAAATATTTCGCTAATTTTATAAGCATTTCTTCTTGTTTATCACTCATTTTTTGCCCATTCTGTTAAACATACCGCCTTGACGTTTACGGTAATCAATATTAATGCCACCATGACTAAAATTCTTATTAGATATTTTCTTTTCTAAACTTCTTGCTTCTTTTCGCCTGAATCGTTCTTTTCTATCGGTTTCTATTTGTTCTCTAGAGGGTTTACGTTTCTTTCTAAGATAATCAAGGTCACTCCCTTTGAATTCAAAATTAGTATTTTCTTGTGACTTTATATTACCTGGGTCAGCGCCCCGTCTTGGAGTCGGCTTTCCTCCAACTCTCTTCGTAATAGTTTTTACTTTTCTCTCTGGCCCTCTGTTTTCAATAGTCACCCCCCCTTTTTCAATAAAATCAGGGTAATAAAATATCAGACTTCCCTCAGGGACTTCTTCTCCGTCACCTTTTCGACTAATCAGTTCTTTCATTTTATCTTCACTATAAATTTTACGTGCCATTATATATTATCCCTTACTTCTGATTTTGCCGATACCTGTACAGATGCTCTACCACCATTAACGTACAGCCCGAACCAGGCCGCTCCTGCTCCAACAACCACACTTACGAATCCTGCTTGAGCATTATTCGGGTCTGGTATATTCATGAACCAGTTACAAGTCTGGTAAAAAACTACCATATAACTTAATATAAGTGCTCTAGGCACTATTCTCCAAGAATCTAGCTTTTCTGGTGTCATTTTCTTTTTGTCATCCCACCTTTTCGTTTACTTCCGATAGGTTTTTTTAAAGTTACCTCATCAACATTCATTCTCTTTCGATTTACTACTCTTGGATACAAACGGGCCTGTTTTAGTGTTTCATCTAATAGTTCACTCTTCATTTGTTTTCTTCTTACAGCTTTTTGTCTAGGGGCATCTTTTTTATCTCGCCATGCTCGCTCTGCTGCTCGTCTTCTAGTACCATACCCAGGTTTTATGTTTTCTACAACTTCTTTAGTTAAGGGTTTTGTTTTTTTAGAAGTTTCCTTCATACCAAAACCACCTTTTTTAACTGCTTCTCTAGCTAATCTTTTACCGGCTTCACTATTAGCCGCTTTATATATTTGTCCCGCTATTCTTACTAAAACTGGAAGTATTGCCATATCTTTTCCTCATAAAAAATGGACGGAGCACAGTTGGCGATAGCTCCGCCCTATTGTTGTCAAGAACCTGCAACGGACCCCTCGGGGATAAGTACAGAACACATACAACTAGGAGGCTTTTTTTCCTCCACCATACTGCAACATTCCCTCTGCCACCAACGCATTTTCAACATCCTCAATGCTAAAGTCCTGTCCAGTACGTTCTTTTAACGCCGCCCTAACATAATATACGGTATGACTGGGGATATGCGTCTTAAATCGTCCATATTCATTGTATTCATACGAAATTTGCTCTAAGAGCGAGTTGTATTCCGCGCTTTTTGTCATAATTCTTATATTGTATCATAAAAACATCACTTTGTAAAAAGAATAATAATAATAGTGCTAAATTTCTCACGTTATCATAAAAAATGGGGCCTTTTGAAGAAAGGGTATTGACACAGGTATTAAAACCTAGTATAAAATACATACTCCCCTCCCCCCTTTATATATACTCCACCCCCTTTTCTTTGATGACCAGGGGTATATTAGATATTATGGTCGAACCTGCAATGAAAAAGAAGAAATATCCCTTTTCCATACGAAACCCCCTTAGTATTCCTTTGAGAAAACTGAGAATGCAGGTTATTGCAAATAAGAAGCTACCTTATATACGTAAAACAAAGCACAAAAGGCATGTGTTTATGGAATAAAGTACTGATTTTACTGGGGTTTTCTATAATTAGTTAGAGGGTGCTGGTTATATATAATGGGCGGACTCTGGTTTATGGTCGTATTTACCCAATCTCCGGTCTGTGCTGTATACAGTTAACGTATAGGGGGGGAGTGGCCCCTGCGACCCTTAATTAGCTCACAATAGAAAAAACTTAATAAAATCAATGGGTTAAGTAAGCAAAAACACCGGTCAATTTCTGCTGTAATTTATGCCTATATTTTGTCGGGCGTGATATAATTAGTTCA